TAAGAACTTCATTAAATTTCACAGATTTTGAGTTTGACCAAACAGATTGTTTTTTAGGTTCTAATGGTAATACCACTTTAGAAACTAGAAGGTCTTCTCAGTTTATGGGAGAAATACATGAATTATCTATTACTAAAGATGTTAAAACTACTTTTCAAAGTTTAGATACTTTACTTCCTAATTATAGAAACACATTACTTTATTTTAGATTTGAAGGTGAGGATTCATGAAGATAAACAGTTATGCTAACTCTAATGTTTTTGCCATGCGTAAAGGTCAGACAGAACAAACATTAGGCACGACTACAACTGATACAGATATAACGCAAACTGATTCTGCTCATGCTGAGTATTACCCAACTAAAAATTTCTTAACAAAATCTTTGTATAAAGTTCCTGTAAACCCTTTATTGTTAAGGGGAAATATTAGTGAAGACTTTGCTGACTTTACTGTTTCTGGTGGGTTTTATGATACAGGTGTTTTAACTACTGCTGTTATTAGTGCTGATACTACTAAAAGTATAGTGGTAGATACGGTTGATGCTACTACTAGATTTAAAGTAGGGGATTTTGTTTATGATGATGCTAATGCGTTAGTTGGTACAATTAAATCTTTAACTGCTACTGTTATAACTTTAGAAGAAAATAACATTGTTGCTTTAGGAAATAATGAAAATCTTAAAGTTAAGTATCAAACGATTAACAGTTATGAAATACATAAAGCAGATAATGATGTGTTAACTCATGCTACTGCGGGTATTAATCAAGCGTATGAAGTTAAAGCAACCTTCACTCTAAATAGCAACACTACTGCAAATAGTGGAGATACTACTGGTGTATTAGTTGGTATGGCTGTAACTGGAACTAACATACCTGCTGGTACAACTGTTAGTTCTGTAACTAATACAACTACTTTTGTTTTATCGGCTAGTGCCACTGGAAGTGGTGCAACAGAACTTACATTTACTAAGCAAACATATAATGCTGTTAACAGAATATATCCAAATAACAATACAGGAATAACATCTGTTAACGAATACTTATCTAATTTAGAAACTACTAGAGGTAACGCAATTAAAACTTATGATGTAGATACGGATAGTGGTCAAAGGTTTATTACAGATGGAGGTACTTTAGATGGTACTGTAACTTCTACTGCTACAACTATAACTTTACAAAATGGTACTGACCCAACAGTAGGACAAGTGTTAATAGTTGGTAATGAACATATGTATGTTACTGCTTTTAATTCTGGTACTTTAGTAGCAAATGTAGTAAGAGGTTATGAGGGTACAGAAATACCCGATGATACTTATGCTGATGAAACTCCAGTATTTATCAAAGATAATATAGACCATTTATGGGTTTTAGTTTATGCAGATAACCCTAACACTCATCATTTTGCTAAGATAACTAACTTATTAGAAAACGAAGTTTTAGGTGATGGAATACAATTTGAACCTGCTATAAAAGGAGATATACCTAAAGATACTAAATATGCTATTTTTTCTTCTTTGGACACTAATTTACCTAAGATTGATTCTGATAATCAAACTTTAGTAGCGTGTGCTTATGGATTACAAGGTACTCAAGATAATACTAGACACTTTGCTAACACTCATGTTTCACGTCCTTTCTTTTATTTTTTAAATGATAAAGATAGATTAGAACCCTCTACGAGATATGTATTAAGGGCAACTTATTCTACAGGTATTTCTACTAGTTATACTTACAGCGTTTTTGTTACTGCTCCTGAATATGGAACTGACGTTATAGATTACGGCCCCTTTACTATGGAAGCAACAGTTGTAGATATGCTGTATAAAGCAGATGACCCAACTGCTGTAGACACTTTAATTTATACTAGTGATAATTTGGCTTTAACTAACGGTAGTCCTGATACAATTACTATAGCCACAGATGCTAGTTTTGATAACTCTATTACAGATTTAGATGGCTCTACTACTAATTGGGGATTACAAGGCATATTAAAAGATTCAAGATTTAGATTAGCGGGAGCGCAAACTGGTATTTACATTATAGAAGGTAATAGTTCAACGGCTACAACTTTAACAATGAATGCAGATGATTTTAGTGGGGCTTCTACTTCTAATGATTTGGCTTTATATTTTACTGGACATGCTGTAGATTTAGACCACAACAAAATGTATTGTGTTTTTAGTCCATCTCATTATGGTTCAACTTCGGGTGGATTCTTTAAAATGAAAGACGCTTTTAGAATGGCGCACAGACCTAAAGATGATGACGGTTATTATTACGGTCACGCAATAGGACAAACAAGATATATGCATTATACTAAATCACCACTAACTAATTGTATAATGCCCAATATCATAAATATAGATTTATTTGAATCAGTAACTTCTAGTGGTGGATATGTAGATATTACTCTAATAGATATACAAAAGATACTTGCTAAAAAGTTTAAAGAAGGAGATAAGATTTCTATTCATAGAAGAATAAAAGATGAAGTTTTTGATGTATCTAGGGATTTTCCAATAGGAACTTTTGATTATGATGGTGGTTTAACTGTAGATGTTCAGAACTTAGAAAACAATCAAGATTTAAGATTTATGTTAGAGAGTTCTATTCCTAAAACAAATACAGATACCGCTGGTCGTTTAGACCCATTATTTGAAGCGTTTACTGTAGATGTTAGTGGTGTTTCATATCATATAGTTCCCGATAAAATAAGTAATGTTAGTGGTAATTCTCAAGAATTTGGTGTTAGATTATGGAGAAAAGAAACTGATACAGAGTATAATACTACAACTTTAGTCGCTGGTTCAGTTCCTAATTTTAATACGGATGCGTTTAGAAGAAAGTATTCCTTTTTAGCAGATAATCTATTAACTGATTTAGATATTGATACTGATATATCTAATTATGATTTAGATTATGACGGTAGTTCTGCTCAACCCACAAATAGAAATGTAACTAATTTTGAAAACTTATTTGAAACCGCTGGAGCATCTTTAAAGTTCGGAGAAACTGCTTTAGAAAAAGTGAATTTTAGTAGAATGAATGATATTAATTTAGTATTTAAAGGTGGCAATATTTCAGGTCATAGAGTTAAAGTAGAATACGGAGATAAAAATAATAAATTTATTAAATTAAAAACTCATCTAAAGGATGAAAGGTTTTTAGAATCTTATAACAAAACAGATTATCTTCCTTACGCTGATAGATTATCTAATGTTTCTTTATATGGTTATCCTATAAATAGTGGCGATGACCCACAAGCCAGTGGAGCAAGATTTAGATATGATTTAGTCCGTTCTCCTTCTCATGTAGATTATTCATATGTAAGGGGAGTAACTTCTTACATAGATTATTTTAGAGGCACTTTAGATATAGAACGTAATGTTTTTACTGGAACTATAGAAAGTTTAGAACAATTAATAGAAGATGGAGCCTTTAAATTAAAAATAAGAGGGAGAGATTCTAGTGCTGAATTATTAGGACCAATAGTAAATAAGAATTTTAAATTTACAGAGGATATAGTTTATTCAACAATTGGCCCAATAGAGAGAATGGCTCTTTATGGGCAAGTTAGTCATGGAGATAGTAATGGTGTTTATGAGGTAGGAGCAACTCAAATTACATTAGTTAAAGATAGTAATGCTTTAATTGATGCGGCTGTAGGAGATTTATTATTCACTTCTTTAGGAACTTATATTGGTAGAATTTTCAATGTACCTTCAAGCAATACTTATGACTTAGAAGAAGGAATACCAACCAGATTAAAAGAAAATGAAGCCATTATGATTAGTAGTCAATTTTCAGGGTTATTAGAAGATTCCATACCTAGTTATCTAGTTGATACTAATGCAGATACTAGTCAAATTGCAAAACAAAATATAAGAGGAAATATGATTAGTTTTGCTAAGGCTATGAGTGCTAACCCTTATTCAACTATAAGAGTTAATTCATTAAGTGGCACAGGTAATAAAGGTATAATTTTTAATGGTGGAAATGCTCTACTTAATAGTGCTAAGAAAGCGCCAGTTTTAGAAGGTAATACTTTAATAGGTTCTTCTAGTAGTTCCCATCCTTTAGCAAAAGGATATAATATACATGCTCCTAACGGTATAGATTATGATTTACCTTTTTATTGCCATTTAGCAGATGAAGTTACCAAGAGTAATAATATAGATTATGTTAATTTACATACAGTTAGTTCGTTAACAGATTATGATATTGTTAGTGTTTCTTCTAAAGAAGAAGGAACTGTTATAGAAGTTGCACCGATTTGTCCAGCAGTATTAGGAAGAATAGACAATAATCCTTTAGATGGTAGAGATAAAACTTTAGTTCATATTGGTCATTTTCCAGATGCTACTGCACTTTTAGGTTCTGACTCTATCCCTAATGGACATAATGGTATATTTTCTTATACGACATGGATTGAAGAATTAAAAGAAGGAGATTTTATATTTGATTCTGAGGGTATTTTATTTGGTAGGATTATAGATATTAGTGCTAGTTCTACTGGTGGAATCGCTAATGACGCTACCTGCTTTACTTTAGATAGACCTTTATTTAAGGCTGTTAATAGTGGTGAAGGTATTTACAAATATTTTTCTTCTGCTAGTCCACCAACTTATCATAGTGGAGTAGATATAGCATTTGATGGAGATACAACTTCTCTTGCCGATTTTGGTGGAACAGCGTTTAAAACTCATGTAATATCGTCTGCAACTACAGCAGGTAGAGCCTTTTTAGAAAAACTAGAAGCAGGTATGAGAATAAAGATAGAGGGCCATGCAGATGAACATAATAATGGGGTCTTCTCTATTGCTCATGTATTTACTGATAGTAATGATAAAGAAGTTATTCTTTATATGAGAAAGGCTAAATCAGGTTCTATAGCAGGTGGACCTGATGATGATTCTGCTGGAGATGCAGTAAGAATAACAGTATTAACAGATTACTTTACTCAAGGGTTATATCTCCTAAATACACAAGGATTAAGTCAAGGCGGTGTATTAACTTTAGTTAATAACAACTTATCAAGTCCTAATGCAGTAGATAATATATGTAAACCTATTAAATGGAATGGAGGTATATACCATTATTTTACTAATGACACGGTTAACGGTATTAGTCATAATGCTACAGGGGATGCCATATATTCAGATTACATATATAGATATGGTAATACTAAATGGAGATATTTCGGTTTACAAAAAGGTTTAGCATTATCTTACATAAATAGAAGAAGAAGGGACGGGCAAATTAAGGGAGCATATACAACTGAAAAGGGAAGAATAAATGGTTATGCTACTGCTTACAGGATTGAAGATGCTAAATATGGAACTGATAAAGTTATTAAATATCCATATGGTTATCATAATAATGACTTTGCTTATAACAGTGAATATTTTAATGAAGCGAGTAATAGTAATGTAAACTTATTTGATTCCACAAATAAAATAAGAGAACATCCATATTTCTTAGAATATCTTTCACCCGAATCAAGAGACTTTAGACCTGTGATGGGTAGTAACTTTGCAGACTTTAGTAAACATGGAACTACTATCGCTACTCCAAATGACTCTGATTATACACCTTTACTATATCCTAGATTTATGCCTAGAATTCACGATAACCATAGAGGGGGAGACTGGCAAGAAGATACAGAAGGAACAGTTGATAGTATAGATACTGCTTTAATTTATCAAAAGTTTACTGCCGCTGGTGGGGCTTCTAACGCTCATGATTATGATATAGAATGGGCTGGAGGAGATGGAGATGCGGCTTTTATTGACCCCGCCGCTAGTGATAGTGCAAACTTTACAACTACTTTGGCTAATAGATGGGTTAAGTTAGGTGGATGGCCTGATAAAAATAGTAATAGAACATTCAAGTTAGGAAGTTTATCTAGTAGTAAATATACAATGGAAGTAGCACAAATGCCTTTCACTCAGATAGGAGTTGAAACATTAGATACTAAAACTGGAGTGGGAGGTTCAGCAGACACTACTACTGGTTTTGAACATATTACAGTTCTATATGAACCGTTTATTGGACCTAAGTTTGATGGTATTACTAGAGCAAAAGACCATTGGGAATTACCTGACCCTAAAACATTAAGGTTATCTATATTCTCTCCATCTGATATGTACCCAGATTCTATGGCTAGAAAACATCATATTGGTTATTCTAGTACAGTTGATAGTACGTCTATCGCTAGAAAGTTTACAGATTATAATATATTCTTAAAAGGTAAAAGCGCCACAAAATCTAGTTCTGTTTTACATGAATACTATGAAGGTAGTTTACCCGATGAACAAGAAGTAGATGACCAATACGAAAACTTACCAATTAGTGAAGCGTCTATTCTTCCATCGGAAATGAAAAGATTTGGATTAATACGTTTAATAGATTGTACTTATGATTGGCATTTTAATTTAGTAGACCCTGAAAGATTACCAAGTGATATGTCTAAACTTAATACTCCTAATTTTGAATATACAAGGTATCAACCTCTAAAGGCTCTTAATCTACTAATAACTGCTTATGATACTAGTAGTGATGTATTAACTGTAAGTGCCGCACCTAGTAGTTTATTAGAAGTAGGCGACCAAATATTTACAGATAAAGGGTATTATCTTGGTAAAGTTTCGGCGCTAACAGATAGTGGCAGTAGTAGTACAATTGATTTAGTAGGAACTACTGCTAGACATCCTATTTTAAAATCAGATGGAACTAGAAATAAATATTATGGATATGTATATGTTTGTGGGGATGGAGCAGTTAGTTTAGCAAATCAAGATAGACACGATTCATTCTTTACATTTAGAACTAAAGGTAGAGGTGGTAAAAATACATTTACAGAAGTGGGGGATAATGACCTTAATATGTTACAGGGTATGATTAATGGTATGTATTATTCTTCTAACTATAAACAAATACCTTATGGTGGTATCAATAGTGCTGTATTTGCAGATGGAGAAGGAACTGATGATGGGGGCGTTGTTACTAATAACATAAATGAATCTAAATTTATGACTCACTTTAATGAAAACTTTACAGCGTTAAGCACTACTTATTATTCTCATTTTGTTTTACCTCCTTCTTTTAGAGCATACTTTTCTGCTCACACTACTTCTTCTAATTCAGCAGAATCA